TATAAGTTACCGTCAAGAAGATTAACCAGAAATTCTTTTAAAGAATCAGATGATGAATTATTAGGACAGGGTTTAGATACAACAATTGACTGGAAAAATACAGGCGACAACAGCTACGATGGAGAAAAGCTAATATTATTAGTGCATGATGAATCCGGTAAATGGGAAAGACCCGATAATATATTAAACAACTGGAGAGTTACAAAAACTTGTTTAAGACTAGGCGCTAGAGTTGTTGGCAAATGTATGATGGGGTCTACATCTAACGCCTTAAATAAAGGTGGTGATAATTTTAAAAAATTATATTATAATTCAGATGTTGACAAACGAAATAAAAATGGACAGACTTCAAGTGGATTATATTCTTTGTTCATACCTATGGAATGGGGCTACGAAGGGTTCATTAATAAGTATGGATACCCTGTGTTCGAAACACCATCATCTCCGGCTGAAGGAATTGATGGAGGCCTCATTCGTGCGGGAGTTATTGAGCACTGGGAAAATGAGGTAGAAGGATTAAAGAATGATGCGGACGCATTAAACGAATACTATAGACAGTTTCCTAGAAGTGAAAAACACGCTTTTAGGGATGAAACATTACATTCTTTATTTAATTTAACAAAAATATACGAGCAAATAGATTACAATGAAGAAATGACTTCAAAAGGTTACGTTGCTCGTGGGAGTTTTTCTTGGAAAAACGGAATAAAAGATACAGAAGTAATTTGGACACCCACTAAAAACGGTAGATTTTTTATTAGCTGGATTCCTAAGCTAGAGCTTAGAAATAATATTGTTGAAAAAAACGGTATTAAATATCCCGGTAATATAAACTACGGAAACTTTGGTTGTGATAGTTACGATATTTCTGGCACAGTGGGCGGCGGAGGATCTAATGGTGCATTGCATGGGCTAACAACATTTTCAATGGACTCTAATTTCCCATCTAGCAAATTCTTTTTAGAATATGTAGCAAGACCTCAAACAGCAGAAGTTTTTTTTGAAGATGTGCTTATGGCAATAGCATTTTATGGTATGCCAATACTTGCAGAAAATAACAAGCCAAGATTACTTTATCATTTAAAAAGAAGAGGTTATAGAGGTTTCTCTATGAATCGCCCTGATAAATTACGAGGCGCATTATCTAAATCTGAAATAGAATTAGGTGGTATACCAAATACATCAGAAGATATAAAGCAAGCTCATGCTGCTGCAATTGAATCGTATATAGAAGAAAACGTTGGTAATAAAGGGGATAACCACGGTAACATGCATTTTCAAAGAACGCTAGAAGACTGGGCTAAATTTGATATATCAAAGCGTACAGCTCATGATGCTTCTATAAGTAGTGGACTAGCTATAATGGCTTGCAGAAAACATTTATACCGTCCAAGACAAGAACGAATAACAAAAAAACTAAATTTTTCATTCTCTAAATATAAGAATGAAGGCGATCAAAGCACGCTAATTAAATAAATATGGCAAAAATAAAAAATAAGTATTCTCAATTTCCTAGTCAGGCTGTTTCTGACTCTGAGAAAAGAAGTATTGAATACGGCACTGCGGTAGCTACAGCTATAGAGCAAGAGTGGTTTAATAGCGGGAATGGGAGCCAAGGCAAATACTACGAACTAAAAGATAATTTTCATAGACTACGGTTGTATGCTAGAGGAGAGCAATCAATTAGAAAATACAAAGATGAGTTTGCAATTAACGGAGATTTGTCATATCTTAATTTAGATTGGAAGCCTGTCCCTATTATACCTAAGTTTATAGATATTGTTGTAAATGGCATGCAAGATAGGCTGTACAGCGTTAGAGCAATTGGTGAGGATTCAATATCTACAGGTCAAAGAACTCAATATGTAGAGGGTATTCAAAGAGATATGAATACTAACTCTATGCTAGAATTGATTGAGCAGCAGCTGGGAGCAAACATAAGAAACATAGAAAAAGAAAAATTACCTGGCTCTACAGAAGAACTAGATCTTTTTATGCAGCTTAATTACAAGCAAGGCATTGAAATTGCCGAAGAGCAAGCTATTAGTAGTGTATTTAATCAAAATAAATATGATTATATAAAACCCAGAATAGATTATGACATTGCAGTATTAGGTATTGGGGCAGCAAAGCATTCTTTTAATAATACTGATGGCATAAAAATAGATTACGTTGACCCGGCTAATTTAGTTTGGTCTTACACTGAAGATCCTTATTTTTCAGATTGTTATTATTTTGGAGAAGTAAAAACAATTAAAATAAACGAACTTAAAAAGCAATTTCCTCAATTATCAAATGAAGAAATTGGAGATCTTGCTAAAAAAAGTAATGGTTATCAAAACTATAATACAAATTATAACAGAGAGGGTAATCAAAGCTATGACAATAATATTGCAACTGTTCTTTATTTTAATTGGAAGACTTGGGAAAAAAATGTTTATAAATTAAAAGAAACCATATCTGGAGGAGAAAAAGCAATAGAAAAAAATGATTCTTTCAATCCACCTAAAGATAAAAGAACAAGGTTTTCAAGAGTAGCTAGAGCACAAGAGGTTGTTTATGAAGGAGTTTATATATTAGGCGCTAATAAGCTTTTAAAGTGGAAAAAAGCTTCTAATATGATAAGACCTCATTCTAATACTAACAAAGTGTTGATGAATTATATAGTAGCTGCTCCTAGGATATATAAAGGCAAGATAGACTCTTTAGTTTCTAAAATGATGTCTTACGCTGATTTGATTCAGCTTACACATTTAAAACTGCAACAAGCAATACAAAGAATGACTCCTTCGGGAGTTTATATAGATGCGGACGGGCTTGCTGAAATTGATTTGGGTAATGGTACAAGTTACAATCCTCAAGAGGCTTTAAACATGTATTTTCAAACTGGGTCTATTATAGGCAGATCTTTAACCGTAGAAGGTGATCCAAATCCAGGTAAAGTGCCAATACAAGAACTACCAGGAGGTGGCGGAAATCAGGTACAATTATTAATTGGTGCATATAATCAATATTTGCAAATGATAAGGGACATTACCGGCCTTAATGAGGCCCGAGATGGTTCAGACCCTGACCCCAAAGCTTTGGTGGGAGTACAAAAAATGGCAGCTGCTAATAGTAATGTAGCCACTAGACATATATTGGACTCTAGCATGTTTATTACATTAACAATAGCAGAAGCAATATCTTTAAGATTCAAAGATGTTTTAGAGTTCCATCCAACAAAAGAAGCATTTATAACAAGCTTAGGCCAATTTTCCGTAGGGTCCTTAGAAGAGTTAAATAATTTGCATCTTCACGATTTTGGAATATTTTTAGATCTTCAACCCGACGATCAAGAAAAACAATCTTTAGAAAATAATATACAAATTGCTTTATCTCAACAAAGTATATTTTTAGAAGATGCTATTGATATAAGAGAAATTAGGAATATTAAGTTAGCAAATCAGCTGCTTAAGTTCAGAAGGTTAAAGAAACAAGCCGTAGACCAACAAGCTGCTCAGGCAGCTTCCGTAGCTCAGGCGCAAGCACAAGGGGAGGCACAAATTGGTATTGAAAATGCAAAATCACAAGCTGCTCAGGTTAAAGCTGATTCTGCTATTCAAATATCTACTGCTGAAAATGAATTGAATATTAAAAAAATGCAATTTGAAGCTGAAACAAAAAAACAGCTTATGCAATTTGAATATGATCTTAACGTAAAATTAAAAGAATTAGAATTATCTGCGCAAAAAGAATTAGTTGAAAAACAATCTGAAACGCAGGAAAGAATTGCTGATAAAAAAATATCAGTAAGTTCTATAGCTGGCCCGCCTAAAACAGAAAAACCAAAAAAGTCATTTGAGTCAAAAGGTAATGACGTACTGGGAGGTTTTGACTTATCTAGGTTTGAGGCAAAGTAAATTAAACTATTATATTATATCTTATGGAAGAAAACATTGAAGTAAAAGCGGTTGAAGTAAAAGAAGAAACTTCACCGCAAGAAAAAGAAGCCGCTGCGCTAGAACAAGCAATAGAAAGTGGCGAAGTAGATTCTAACTATGGGTTTCAAGATGACGGCGTATATCGCGTAAATGTTGATACTCCTCCAACACAAGAAGCTGATGCCAGTGAAAAGCAAAGCGCAGATGAGGTATCTGTACGCAACGAACCCGAAGCTAGCGAAGAAGTTCGTGAAGAAAACGAGCAAGAAAGCATTGAAGAACTTACCGAACAAAGTGAAGAAAAAGAAGAAAAAGAAACGTTAGAAATTGTAGAAGAATCTGAACAAGAAATTGTACAAGATGCTGAACAAGATGTTGTACAAACAAATGAATACCCAGAAGATGTTCAAAAACTAGTAGAGTTTATGCAAGATACGAATGGCACTTTAGAAGATTATGTTAATCTTAATAGAGACTATTCTAAAATGGATAATACTACATTAGTTTATGAATATTATAAAAATAATAAACCTCATTTGAATAACGAGGATATTAATTTTTTAATGCAAAAAGATTTTGCTTATGATGAAGATGTTGCAGAACCTTCTGAAATTAAAGCAAAACAATTAGCATTTAAAGAAGAATTATATAAAGCTCAAAAGCATTTTAATGATTCAAAGGAAAAATACTATGCAGATCTTAAGTTAAGAAAGCAAAATGAAGTACCCGAAGAATATAAGGAAGCTCAAGACTTTTATAACGAAGCAACTAAAATACAGGAAAAAGCAGAAAAATTAAAAAACACATTTGATACTAGAACAAATAATTTCTTTAGCCAAGAGTTCAAAGGTTTTGACTTTAAAGTTGGAGATAAAAAATATAGGTTCAAAGTAGATGATGCAAAAAAAGTAAAAACAGCTCAATCAACAATTAATAATTTTATTAAACCTTATTTAAATAAAGAAGGTGAAATGGAAAAAGTTGGTGATTATCATAAAGCTTTATTTGCTGGAAGGAATGCTGATAAAATAGCAGCCCATTTTTACGAGCAAGGCCGTGCCGATGCTATAAAAGAAACAGTAAAAAAATCTAAAAATATTGATATGAGTCCCCGCAGCGACAATTCCGCTGTGCAAAACCCAAATAGTAAAGTTAGAGTTGTTGAAAATGATTCCTCAAATAGGTTGCGCATAAAATGGAATAAATAATTTTTAAAATTTAAAAAATGGCTTTTACAAGTGGAATACCAGCAGCTTTGCAACCAACTCAAAGCAAAGCTCTTTATACTGGTAACTATATTGATTTTACAGATAGCTCATTTAATCAGTGGGCACAACAATTTTTACCTGATGTATACGAACAAGAAGTTGAAAGATATGGAAACAGATCTATAGGCTCTTTCCTTCGTATGGTATCAGCGGAGATGCCGTCTACTTCAGACCAAATTATTTGGACTGAGCAAGGTAGATTGCACACACGATATGCAAATATTGTTTATATTAGTGATGCTGGCACAATGCCAACTTCTGGAA